GCTTCCTCATCCGAAGACCAGGCCCGGTTACCGCGCTTGCCCGCTACGACCTTTACACCTGGCACGGCGCGGCCTGCGAACACCTCCAGTTCAATGCGAGCCCGGACCGCCTTGATCCAATCCTCGATCAGTTCGAGCTTGGGGAATGTTTCGCCAAGGTCCGCCACGCTAAGGTGCTCAACCATCTCGCTCGCGTCGCCTCCTGCCGGGTCGTCGCAGTCCGACAATGGACCAAACGATTCCTCGACGACTTTCAGAACCGCCGGACAAACCGCTTTTGCCTTGCACCACTGGCAAGCCTTTTCAGAAGGCGCGAAGTTCTCCTCCTTAAGCGCTCTTTCGCCTCGCATCCGGTGAATCATGATCGCCTTTTCGGCTTTCGGACGGTTCTCAGCAACCCACTCGTTGATAGAACCTGGACGGATCACGTAGTCCGGAATCGTGCCGCGTAATGGCTGCTCGATCACCAGATTGACTTCGATGAATTCTTCCGTCAGGCCAAACTTTTCGAGCGCGCCGGAACCGTACATCAGAAGTTGCGTGTTCTCCTCTGCAAGCACTTCCTGATAGCCGAACTTGGCATCTATGACATCCAAAGTAGAATGCCTGTCAGGCCAGCTAACGATAAGAACAATATCACCGCGGCCAGTCGCGCCAGTCTCCCCTGTGATGTGCTCAATCGGAAGGTCTTGCTCAAGCTCAACCTGTACAGTAGCGCCGCGAAGCTCGTACCCGCGAATGCGCTCGCGAACGTTATCAAGAACAGTTTGCACATCTGCGGCTAGCTCCTTGTTGACCGTGTGCCCGAACTTCAGCACGTGGCCATCGTACGACATGGCGTCAACATTGAATTGCAGGCACAGGGTCAGCAGTTCGTGCTTGTCAGAGCCCAGGTCGGCGGCTTTCCGGTCGCCTTCCGGCTGGCCCTCGTTCATCGCGAGCGAATTGGCGCAGGCCAGAAACATCGCCGACTTCGATGGACCGGCTAGCGCGTGGTATTCGTCACTCATGCGAATCCTCCGGATAGATTTCGCCAGCTGCGACTTGCGTCATGTAAGCGATGTATTCCGGCCACTGCTGCTCGGTCAGTTTCATCGCGCCGGTCACGCCGAAGCGAGCGAGTCCGGCAATTGCCTTCTCACGGCTGATCTTCGAAACGGCGTTGGTGGCGCGCTTCACGTCGTCATAGGTCACCGGCTTTGATTCGGGCGACGAAGCTTGCGAAGTGCTCGAAGTGGTTTCGGATTTCGGTTGTTCGGATTCCGTAGCAGTCGGCACAGGCTTCGCCTTCTGTTCTGCTACATCCGCAGACTTTTTTTCTGGCACGACCGAACGCGGTTCGTGCTTCTCTATCGCGGCAGGTGCCTGCATACCGCCAATCGCTTTCGTTAAAGCCTCTACCGCTGCGGTCAATTCCGCAATACGTGTTTCAAGCATTAGTCATCTCCTTCAGGAAGTGGAATTTACCAACTGCGGCTCGTAATTTAGGCGCGCGAAATTTGAAAGTCAAGCGTATTTTGCACTTGCGTTAGCGTTTTGCATTTGCTATAGTCCAGTCACTGACCGGGGAAACAACATGGCTAGCCAAGAAAAGTTCACAGCAGTTCAGAAGGGCCAAAACAAAGAGGGCCTTAAATTCGCCGTTGTGCATTGCGTGAACATGTTTGGTCAAGACACCGGTTACGACGTATGGGCGTTCAAGACGAACCACCGTGAAGGCTCGCGCTGGGTCACCTGCAAGAAAGGCATGACACTTGCCGACGCGACAGAATATTTTGAAAAGCGTGTTCAAAACTGAAAGGAGCACACAGTGTGGACCGTCAAGTTTTACACAGGGGCCGAATGGCCCCTGATCAAGAGCGACTTCGGCATCGAGCTTGAATGCGCGGGCGCAACGCGCGAACAGGCAGAAAAGATAGCCGCCATTCTTAACGAGCATTACCAGGAGAAATCATGAAAGCGTTTCACGGCGATCCGGCCATCAAGGAAAAGTACCTCGCGCGTCTCAAGGCGCATCACGCAGCCGACGAAATCATTCAAGGCACTGGCTACAACGGCACCCATGGTTGCGCAGTTGGCTGCACGCTGAACCGATACGACCATCGGGCCTACGAAAACGAACTGGGCCTACCGCAGTGGCTCGCGCATCTCGAAGACCGGATTTTCGAAGGTCTGCCGCCTGTTGCCGCGCAGCGGTTTGCCGTTGACTTTCTGGAAGCCGTGCCCGTCGGCGCCAATGTCGAAAAAGTGCACTGGCACCTGGCCGTTCAGCGCCATACGCGTGACCGGAATCGCCTGCTGGAAAACCCGGAGCCGTATGCGAAACAGTGCGTTGAGGCTATCGATCAGGTAATCGCGTACTGCGAGTTGCAAATTGCTGGGAGCGCTACGGAGTCGACGCGGTCGGCGGCGCGGTCGGCGGCGCGGTCGGCGGCGTGGTCGGCGGCGTGGTCGGCGGCGCGGTCGGCGGAGTCGGCGGAGTCGGCGGCGGAGTCGGCGGCGGCGCGGTCGGCGGCGCGGTCGGCGACGTGGTCGGCGGCGTGGTCGGCGGCGGCGTGGGCGGCGGCGCGGTCGGCGGAGTCGGCGGCGTGGGCGGCGGAGTCGGCGACGTGGGCGGCGGGGTGGTCGACGCGGTCGGCGGATCACTTCAAATGGGAAGCTGAAACGCTTCTCACGCTTCTGCGCCGCGCTTCGCAGGCTGCGGTATGAGTCTCGCAAAGTTCAAGCAGTGGATGGCGATTTCAACGCCCGATGAGAAGAAGGAACTTGCGATCAAGGCGAAGACTTCGCTTAGTCTTCTCTACCAGCTCGATTACGGCACGCGAAATGCAAGCGCGGATCTCGCCGGCCGCATCGAGCAGGGCGTGAAGTCGATCAACCGGCGCAGGCGTCACACGCCGCTTCCCGAAGTCCTGAGAGGCGACCTGTGCGAAACCTGTTCGAAATGTCGTTTCTACAAAGAGAGTTGCGAATAATGAATATCAAGGAATTCGTAGGCAAGACTTTCGCGTCTGTCGAAAAGCATGGTGACGATGAAATAGTTTTCACTGAGGCCGCTGGCCGCGCGTACCGGATGCACCACTCGCAGGATTGTTGCGAAAGCGTCTATATCGAATCCATAGTTGGCGACCTCTCGGATCTGACCGATGAACCTATCCTGCTGGCAGAGGAAGCTACTTCCGAGCAAAACCCGGAAGGCGCAGAGATCCCGAACTATCAGGACTGCTTCCTGTGGACTTTCTACAAACTCGCTACCCGCAAGGGCTACGTAGACCTGCGCTGGTATGGCGACTCGAATGGCTACTATAGCGTGTCCGTCGACCTTGATGAGCTAGCCAGATGAAAGAATATCTGATACTGCGGCTGCGCAATGCCGCGATAGCCTGCGACCAGAAGGGCGACCACAACATGGCCGCGCTCCTTACAGAAGCGATCGACGAACTGGAGAAACACGATGCAGAACTTCGAGACGTTTGGGCAGCGGCTAAGGCGTCTTCGTCTTGAGCGCGGTTGGCAGATCGTAGAACTGGGCAAGAAGGCGCGAATCAGCGCTCACCAGATCAGCGAATACGAGCGCGGCAAGCACTTTCCAAATTTCTGGAAACTGGTCGAAGTCGCGAACGCCCTTGATGTTTCTTTGGACTACCTCTATCTTGGAGACCTGAATGAAAAAGCTACTCGCAGCGCTTGTGCTGATGTGCCCGCTTCTGGCGAACGCGGGCTCGTGGTTCCAGTTTGAAGCCGGGGTCGGCGCACAGAAGTCGTCCGACATGGGCGACGGCACCTGGGTCCAGTACGGCATGCCGCACAAGGAAGCGCTGTACGGGCCTGCCTTCATGGCCGGGGTTACCGGTCGCGTCTATGAGCGCGGCGCCGTGGACGTGCGATATCACGCGGATTACGTGTACTTTGGCGGCATGCAGGCCGGCTGCCTGTGCACCGAACCGGACGCTACCTATAGCATCGCGCAGCGTCGCAACCTGGGTGGCGGTACGGTCTCGGAGTTCTACGGCCAGGGGCATGTGCAGGGCATCGCGCTGACCCTGCAACCGGGCTACACGTGGCACGGCATACGGCTTGCGGTCGAAGGCGGCCCGTGGGTGAACTGGTCCACGTGGCACGAAACGGCATACCTGCCCGGCGATACGGTCAATGCGAGTCACAGGACGGTCGTGCAGCTCGCCTGGGTAGCTGGCGCTTCGGTGGAATACAACGGCTGGGCGCTATCGTACCGGCACTATTGGGAACGACAAAGCTCGAATCCGTTTCCCGGCATCGTGACCGGAACTGACATGCTGATGATTACGAAGAGGTTCTGATGGATACGGAAAACCGCATCATGTACGACGCGATTTGCGGCACATGGAAAGTGCTTCACAACGGGAAAGACGCCGGCAAGGAATTCAGGACGAGCGGCGAGGCGTTCGCCCATCTGCAAGGATTGCTCAAACCGCTGCCGAAACCCTGATACACTGTCCGTGTCTCCTTCGTTGTTCTTAAGGGCCCGCTTTCGAGCGGGCTTTTTCTATTGTGCGGTCCGGTCGTTGCGGGTAGCATAGCCAGACCGCGTAAGACAACCTAGGAGAACCTACGTGCTTATCCCTATCGCCGACGTTCTGGCGCTTATACCCGTCTCCCGAGCTACTCTTTACCTGCGCATGCAGGAGCCCGACTTCCCTAAAGCGATCAGGATCGGTGGCCGGGTCTTCTGGAAAACCGAAGAGATCCAGGCATATATCGATTCAAAACAAGAAAAAGCGGAGGCGTAATGCCGCAATACTTCAAGGAGCACGGCGAGCGCCTCGTCGAGCTCGGCTACCGCATCGTGCCGCTGCCGCCGGGGGAGAAGGGACCGAACCGCAAGGGGTGGCCGCGATTCGAACTGACAGCACAGTCCGTGCGCAAGATGGCCGCGAACGGCAGTGCGCACGACGGGATCGGCATCCTGGCTGCAACCACGCCTGCCATCGACGTGGACATACTCGACGAAGAAGTCGCGCAGCAGATGAGCGATGAAATAGACCGGATCTTTGCTGGCCAGTCGCTCATGACGCGCACCGGCCGCGCGCCCAAGTTCCTGATTCCGTTCAGGTCTGACGAACCGTTCCGCAAACTTACCTCGAAGGTGTACCGCGATGGAAAAAATGATCACCACGTCGAAATCCTGGGCGACGGGCAACAATGGGTCGCCTACCACATCCACCCCGAGACTGGGAAGCCTTACCGATGGTTCGACGGAATTGGAGACGATGGCCTACGAACTGTTTCACGTGAGAGCCTACCGTCTCTATCCAGAGGAGATGCTCGACGCGTTATTGACGCATTCGAGGTACTTGCGCAGCGAAAAGTACAATCCGGAACGTGGACCCTTGTATCTGGAAGGAAGACGGAACCAAGCGACGGAACACCGCCGGCTGACGATCCTTTCGGTGATCAGCCTGTAGGCAAGACGGAATCGGAAGTCGCGCGGCTGCTCGCCCGCCACCCGAATAACGAAGCCGATTACGATCACTGGTTCGCGGTGCTCGCCGCGGTGAACCACGAACTGGGCGACGCGGGGCGCGAGCTGGCGCACGAATGGTCAGCAGCGTCAGCCAAGCACGTCGATGAAGTGTTCGCGAAAAAATGGGAATCGCTTGGCCGGTACAGTGGCCGGATGATCACGCTTCGCAGTCTGCTCAAGGAAGATAAGCCAGAACATAAGCCGCGTGCGGCCGAGTCAGACAATCCTTTCCAGATCCGTGAATGGGCGGATTACAAGCAGGACTACCTTTCGACGCCCTGGATTATCAAGGGCGTCCTGCCGCAGGCTGAGGTAGGCATCCTGTATGGCCAGTCGGGTTCAGGGAAAACCTTCTTCGTGCTCGATCTGGCGGCTACAGTGGCGCGCGGCGCTGAATGGCGCAGCAGGAAGGTCAGCGAGTGCCGCGTAGTGTATGTTGCGGCCGAGGCCCGCGAAGGCATCAAGAAGCGCATGGATGCGTACGATCAGCATGTAACCCCCGCCGGCAGGCGTCCGGACATTATCGCGAGCGCGCCAAACCTGCTGTCATCCGATGCTGGCAAGCTGGCCGAAGCGATCGGCACGGCAGGTCTGATCATTCTCGATACGATGGCCGCTTCGCATTCAGGCGACGAGAACAGCGCGAAGGACATGGGTCTGTTTCTGGCCGCCTGCAAGGATCTCAGCCTCGCCACGGGCGCCATGGTGCTCGCGGTACACCACACCGGCAAAGAAGAAAGCAAAGGCATGCGCGGCTCGTCAGCCTTGTTTGCGGGCGCCGATTTCGTCATGGAAGTCTTCAAGAACGAAAAGGAGCACGGCGCGATACTTTCCAAGTCGCGCGATGACTCCAGCGGTGTGACCTTCGGTTTTGCGCTTGACCGGGTGGTTGTCGGCCACGATCGGGACGGCGACGAGGTAACCACCTGCGTCGTTCGAACGCTTGATTCCGAAGTCACAAAGAAAGCGAAGCGACCGAAAAAGCTGGCAAATCTGGAAGATTCGCGCTACGACATGCATCGTGAAATGCTTACGATATTCGAACGACTTACTGACGAATCGCCTTCAAGAACCGTTTCTCGCGATGCGGTTATTGAGGCGGTACAGCGCAAGTTCCCTTCCAAGCTGAAACGTAACCTTGCTGTGGTTCTGCTGAAGTTGGTAGAGATGGGCGTCGTTACGCAGAACGTTGATGAGTATGGCTTGGCGGACGATGAGTTAGAATCCTGCTGAGGTTGCTGAGGTTCTGCTGAGGTTCTGCTGAGGTTCTGCTGAGGTTCTGATGTTGCTTACGTGTCTTTAAGACGTAAGCAACGTCAGCTACGTCAGCAAGCGTTTTTAACAAGGAGCTGAAAAGTGTTTATTAAATTACGTTGGGCTTACACGAAAGATCCGGTCGTTTTCAATACGGATCACATCTCGCATTTCTCCCGTGGTAGCGGTTGGACAATCCTTCATACGACGGATGGCAGAGCGCATGAAGTACACGAAAAGCCTGATGAAATTCTTGTATTGCTGGAAAAGCCGCGATGAAACGCGATTCGGTTTTGTGCGTCGCCTGTGGTCGGGGCTTCGACGTGGGTTTGCTGGAGCTTGTTCGCTGGTCGGGGCCGCTGTGGTGCCAGTCGTGCATCGCAATGGCGGATGAGAAGCTCCACGAAGCCGCAGGACGGGCTGAGAAGGCCCAGCGAATACCTTCGGGTACGCCGGAATGAAGAAACCCGCCAGAAGGCGGGTTTTGCTTTAGTGGAGTGGCGCGAAGCCGAGCGTGATGGAGCCGCCTGCCCAGGCCGCGAGCGCGTCGCGGTCTTCCATCCCGTGGTAGGCCGCGAGCGCATCGCCGGCCAGCTCGCGCGTGGGCGTGTCGGCCGTGAACGTGGCGCCGGTTGCGATGTCGCCGGGGTAGAGGACGACGTAAATGATCATTGGAGGCAGATCCGTGAGTAGTCGACCGTGCGACGGATGATCCAGTGGCGCTTTGTCGCCACTTCCCACATGTCCCAGCAGAACATTTCCAGATAGGCGTTAGCCAAAAGGCAGAGTTGGGTGTGCATGACATTTTCTCCTTGTTGTCCGCAGTTCGACTATAGCAGCTGCAAAACGAAAAGCAAGATATGTCAGGGCACTGACAATATGGTCGCGCGTGAGCGAACAGGCTTTCAGGTTAGTGAGCGCTCACTAACTTGCCAAGCGAGCAGGGAAGCGCGCCTCGGAAATATCGGCTTACGATTCGTAATTTGTTAGTTTCACGTAAGAATTGCTGTAAGTTTCACGACAGCTTGCGTACAGTGTTTCACGGCGGAAATCGGTATGCGCGAGTCACTACCTGCCTTTGAAGCCCGTGCGACAAGGGTTTCCGGGTTAGGGTGGTATTTGACATAATGAAGATTATCGATGTTGCGAATGAGAATCGATCGCGATTGATATCGTGAAACACCATTCTGTAAGTTCCACGTAAGCTTCGGTTAGGGTTTACCCTTAGTTGAAAGGCGTTTGTAAACTCTGGGAACCCTCCGGCCCCGCCGGACGGGGGTGTGAGAATTTGCAGACTGCTTCTCCGATTCGCGAACCAGAAAAACATCGATGGGATAAACTATCGAAAATTTCCAGTTCGTGAGAGGAGCGCCCACCATGCCGAAACAGCCATTCACGCATAAGCCGAACGTGCCCCGTCGCGGCGCGAATCCGGCACGCGAGCAGCACGGTGAGAAAGTGAAGCCGCAGAAAATCCTTGCTGGACGGAAGACGAAGTGAGCGCCGCCGTCCTGAAGTTCCAGAAAAACGGAACGCCGGCCGTGCTTTGCGACAACCTTGCGGAGCAGGCCGAACGCATCGAGTTCATGCTGGTCGTGTGCGTGATGAAGTGCGGCGAAGTCAGGCACCACTGGTCGCAGGTTCCGAACAGCCTGACGGCGCTCGGCGCAGCGGAGACGCTCAAGGAAGCCATGTTGAGGAATTGCGACGAATGAGCCTGACCAACGCCTCCGCGCTCAAGGTCATTTCGGAAGACAGGGCGCTGGCCAGCGCCATGCTGTTTCCGCACCGGCATCCGAAAGCGTCACCCCCGTTCCACATCGAAATCATGGATGCGTGGGGCGCCCGCGATGAGTACGTGCTGGTGGAAGCGTTCCGGGGCGCGGGCAAGTCCACCCTGTCGGAAGAGTTCCTGCTGGTCGAAGCGTGCTTCGGCAATTTCCAGTACGCGCTGATCATTGGCGAGACGTACACGAAAGCCTGCCAGCGGCTGGAGGCGATCAAGCACGAAGCCGCGAAAAACATGAAGCTGTTCGGCCTCTTCGGCAAGATCGCGAAGGTGGCCGGCAGGCTGTGCAATGAGCATCAGTTCGAGCTTCCGAATGGTGTTCTGCTCGAAGCGCATGGATGGGAAGAGGAGTTGCGCGGCTTCAAGTGGCACGACTGGCGGCCCGACCGCGCGTATCTCGACGACATTGAGAACGAGGGCATGGTCAAGGACAAGGCCGCAGTCGATGCGACCATGCGCAAACTCTACCTCCAGCTCGCGCCGGCGATGGACGAAGAGAAGCGACGGTTGCGCGTGACGCAGACCCCGCTGGCTGAAGACTGCCTCGTAGCCCGGTTGAGGGCGAACCCCGACTGGACCTGCCTGCGGGTGCCGATCTGCAACGGGGAAATTGACGATCCGAAGACGGTTGCCGCATGGCCGGGGCTGTTCCCGATGGACGTGGTAAGGAAGAAGCGCGACGAGGCGGAACGCGCGGGGCAGCTGCGGGGTTTCCTCCAGGAGTACATGCTGCTGGCGATTGGCAGTCAGGACAAGCCGTTCGAGCCGTCCGACATCCGCGAAGTGGCGATCGATCCTTTCCCGTGGCTGCCGAAGGTCGTCATCATGGACCCGGCGCGCACGACCGACGTGAAGAAGTCCGACCAGAGCGGCAAGGTGGTGGTGAGCCGGATGGCGACCACGATCTATGTGCACGAGAGCTCGGGCGAGTTCCACAAGCCCGACGCCGTGATCCAGGAGGCGTTCGATACCTCGGAGCGCTTTGGGGATGCGACGGTCGCCATCGAAAAGAACTCGCTTGACGAGTGGCTGCTGCAACCGATGCGCGCGGAGATGCTGAGGAAAGGCAGGAGCCTGCCGCTGAAAGCCTTGCAGGCGCCGCAGGACCGCAGCAAGGATCAGTTCATCATGGGACTGGAGCCTTTCTTCAAGGCGGGCGATATCGTGCTCGTGGGCGGCGAAGGAAGGCACCCGAAGCTCGCGGCGCAGATCAAGAATTTTCCGTCAGGCAAGAAAGACATTCTGAACGCGCTGGCCTACGCCCAGCGGGTGTTTTCAGGCACGATGGTGTATGAAGACTTCGGCGCGCACAATCTGACCGACGGTTACGAGCCCAGCCAGCGCGACCCGCTCGCGATCTGCTTTAATGCGAACGGCAGTGAGACGACGGCAGTCGTGGTTTGCGTCGAGGGCGACCGGATGGTGGCGATTGCGGACTGGATATCGCCCGTGCCGCCGGCGCAGGCCGTGCCTGATATCATGAAGCTGGTGAAGGCGTTCTTTCCGCGCGCGAAGGTGAACGCATGGCTGCCGGCCGACGTGGTGGACCAGCAGGACCGTATGCCGCTCATGGCGGCGCTGCGCGGCGCGAAGCTGGTACCCATGCGCGGGGCCTATGCCACGATGGCGCGCGGCACGCTCTCGCCCATGATCAGGACCGAGATGAAGGGGCGGCGGCTCTTCCTCGTGGACAGTCAGGCGCGGCACACGATGAACGCACTGGCCGGCGGCTATGTGTTCCCGGTCGAGAAAAACGGTCAGGTGAGCAAGGAACCGGAGCGCGGGCCTCACAGGACGTTGCTCGAGGGGCTGGAGTGCGCCGCGCACGTGATCACGTCGAGCGCTGGTAATTCGTTGCCGGATGATCTATATTCGGCGACAAACCCTCATGGGGCTCAATATTTCACTTCTCTCCCTAGGAGAAACTGACATGGCCGTTTCCCGCAAGATTACCCCGAAAGCCCCGTCGCAGAATCCCGTCGCCTTTTACAAGGGCGAGCAGCAGGGCGGCGCGCAGGGCAAGCCGTCGAGCGTCGGTGAGAAGCTCCAGGGTGGCCCGATGCGCGAGAAAATGCGCCGCAACGGGCTCTGATCATGGAAAAGAAGAAAGGCCGGATGGATCGGGTCTACTCGGCGCCCGGCAAGAAAGCGCCTGAAGCGAAGATCAAGGGCGGCGGCAAGTCAGTTGGCGGTGAGAAGGGCAAGCCGAAAACGCCGAAGATGGGCGGCTGACGTGGCGCACCGCCAGGCGAAAGACATCGGTAGTCAGTCACAGGCAACCGACGTGCGCAAGACTCCCGGCAAGATGTCGAAGCCGCCACCGATGGGCGCCAAGCGCAGGATCATGGGCCGCGAGCAGAACAGGAAGAAGCCGAGATGAAAAAGGTATCAGCCAAGGATCGCGCCGGCAACAACGGGCGCAACTGGTCGGAATCCGTCGATCTGCGCTCCGGTAATCCATGGGGCGGTAAGAAAACGGATACGGTTTTCGGCCGCACGTCGAAGAAGCCGGAAGAGGACGATCGTCCGAAACGCACCCCGGCGGACCGCAATACCGGCTCGCCACTCGCGAAGAAACTTGCCGGTAAGGTGATCGGATGAAACGGTGCTCGAAGTGTGGTACCGAAAAACCCTTGACGGACTTTTCGTTCTTCAAGGGCGTTCCACGTTCGCACTGCAAGATTTGTAAAGCAGCAACTTCCGCCGCATGGCGGACGGCGCATCCGGGCAAGATGAAAGCCAAATCGGCCGCGTGGTACGCGCGAAACGCGCAGCGTAAGCAGGAAACGAATGCCGTATGGCGAGCGGCTAACCCGGAAAAAGCGAAGGCAAACCAGGAGCGGGCAACCGCTAAGTGGCGTGCCGCCAATCCGCACAAAGTGACAGCAAAGCAGGCTAGACGCACTGCTGCACAGATTCAGGCCACGCCTCTGTGGGCGAATCAGACGGCGATAGCGCAGTACTACCTGATCGCCAATTACCTGTCGGCAGAACTGCATTCGCCGTTTCAGGTCGATCACGTAGTGCCGCTTCAGTCAAGACAGGTTTGCGGCTTGCATGTTGAAACCAATCTGTCGCTTCTGCCGGCAGCTTGGAACGCAAAGAAAGGCAATCGGACATGGCCCGGAAAGCCGTAAAAAAAGAAGAGAAGGAAAAGCCAGTCGTTGAGACTGTGGATTCGCGCGTCATTGACGCGGATCGCCTTAATGAAGAAATAGAGAATTGGGCCGAGGATCTGACTTCCGATGCGTATGCGGAAGCCATGAAACTGTACCCAAAAATCCAGAAGAGCTACGAAAACAAGCAGCAGCAATCGGACCGCGTGGAAGAGTGCTGGAACATCTACAACGCAATTCCGGACGAGAATCAGCAGTATACCGGAAATTCACAATGCTATGTTCCAGTAGTCAGAGATTGCATTAACGCGCGCTGCAAGCGGACCCTAGCTACCCTCTTCCCGGCGAACTACAAACACGTAGACGCCGTAGGCCCTGCGGATATCACGCCTTTCCCTACGCTCGCCTTGCTTGAGCATTACATCCGCAAGACCAATCTGAAAGATATCGTGCGTGCGGACATCCTGTCCGGCGACGTGACAGGGCAATGGTGTCTGTACGTTGACTGGATGCGGACTACACGGCGTGTCACAGAACTAGTCAAGAAGCCGCCGATTCTGATGGATGAGGAAGCCGGTGTTGAGGCAGAAGACATCACGGTTGATGAAGAGTGGGATACCGAAGAGAAAGAGATCGTCGATGAGATGCCCGACATCACACCGATGGCGGTCGATGATCTGGTGGTGTATCCGCCTACGGTAAACGACGTTGAGAAAGCCACAGCCACGGCAGTGCGCCTGCGCCTGTCCAAGGAATCGGTCCAACAATTTGTGGATGAAGGCGTGTTCGTCGGCTGGAATGCCGAAGAAATCATGGACTTGCTAAACGAGCCCGATGGCGGCCGGCAGAAGCGCGTTCCGAACAAACGCCGCACGGCCGACGCAGGCGTGCGCACCGAAGGCACGTACAAGTACGCGCTTGTCTATGAGGTTCACGCGAACATCGAGTTGGAAGAAGACAAGGGCAAAGAGCCCGTTTTCATCTATTTTGCGGGTCCGGAAACGATTCTTGGGATTATCCGTAACCCCTTTTGGTCAAAAAAGCGGCCGATCATTACGGCACCGGTAGAGCGTATCCAGGGCACGATCTACGGCATTAGTCGGGTCGAACCTGTGAAATACATGCAGTGGAACATAAACGATTATTTCAATATGGGAATGGACAGCGCGCAATATGCGCTGCTGCCTATCGTCATGACCGACCCGCTGGCGAACCCCAACTACCAGAGCATGGTGATGGGGCTGGCCGCCGTGTGGTTGACGAATCCCCAGACGACCCAGTTTGCCCAGTTTCCTGCGATCTACAAGGATGCCGTTGCCCTATGCAACGCCATCAAGGCGCAGATTCAGGAATCGATGGAAGTGAACGATGCCATGCTTGGCAAGATGCCGCAGGGCAAAAAGAATCAGGCGCAGGCCGCCGCACAGGCCCAGTCGCAGGAGTCGAATATCATTGACCACGCGAAGCGCTATGAAGGCTGCATGCTGAACCCGCTTCTGGAGCGCATGTTTGAGCTTGACCGCCAGTTCCGCACGAAGGAAATCACGGTCGTGACGATGGGCGAAGTAGGCGCACGGGCGAAGCAGGAAGAGATTCCCGTACAGGCATTCAACGAACGCTACTTCTTCCGCTGGTGCGGCACGGCCTACCAGACCGGCATGCAGCGCATGCAGCAGATGATTGCCTGGATGAACGTGCTACGCGGTGTGCCGCCCCAGCAGCTCGATGGCCGCCGGCTGAACGTGGGTCCGATCCTTGAGATGGGTACCGAGCAGATCTTCGGGCCTGAAGTCGGACCGCGTATCCTGATCGATGAGCGCAACCTGTACACCGTGGACCCGAACGATGAAAACCTGATGATGCACAACGGCTTGCCTGCCGAAGTGCATCCGGCGGATGACGACCAGCAGCACATGGCTGCACACATGCATGGCGCGCAACTGACAGGCGATCCGCACGGCCTGTACCGCGCCCACATCCAGGCGCACCAGCAGGCGATGAACCAGAAGATGCAGGCGCAGATGCCGAAGCCCCAACCCGGCCAGCAGGGCGCACCGGGCGGAGCAGGACCCGGCATTGCTGGAACGCCGCGCCCCGGCGCGCAACCCGGCCAGCCGCGCCCGCAAGGCCCCGCTGGAATGGTCAATCCTGACCAGATGCAAGACCCACAGGCGATGCCGCGATGATTGCGCGCTCAACCCTGTGGGGTACCGTCCAGTTTGGCGAGCACTTCTACCGCCTCACGCCACTAGAACAGGAAGCCGTCATCGCGCACGAGGAAGGGCACATCCACCACCGGCACGCGTGGAAGCGACTTAAGTGGATGCTTACTCTCCGCTGGATCCGGCACAGGGAAGAGCTTGAGCCGATGCTCGTCGCGCAGGAGCTGGAAGCCGACCAGTACGCCGCAGAGCGCGGGCACGCGCCGGGGCTGATCTCTTTCCTGCTACGATCCCCTCTGGACGCAAAGCTGGACGGGTATCCTACCCACCGGCAGCGCATAGGAGCGATCCATGTCCGATGAATTCGAAATCAACATCCCGATTGTGCATGGCGAAGGCGTCGGTGTGCCCATCGGCCAGATCCAGAACGCGATTAACATCATCTGCCAACAGATGCAGACTGACCTCAACCTGATCGCGTCGGGCGGCTTCCCTCTCACGGATGTGGATATCACCGGCGGCACGATCACGGGCGTTACGATCAGCAACAGCACGGGTGTCACGCAATCGACGAACGACAATTCGACGCTGCTGGCCACTGACCAGTTCGTCAACCAGCAGATTATCCGCTCGACGACGACGGTTCCGCTCACGGTTACCGGCGGCGTGTACAACCAGGCGACGCTTGGCACGGGTTTCCAGCCCGTCGTTTTCGCCACGGCGGGCGTAGTCACCGGCATCCTGACGATTGCGGTTCCGGGTACCGGCTACGCCGTGGGCGACCTTGTCACGCTGGCCGGCGGCAACGTCGATGCGACGCTTCGCATTACAGCCATCGGCGCAGGCGGTAGCGTCACGACCGCATCGATTCTTTACGGCGGCACGGGCTACACGACTGGCGCCCAGCTCACGGGTACACCAATTCCTCCGGGCGACCGCAATGTCATCCTCACGGGCGTCCTGACGAGTAACGTCACGTTCATCATTTCGGCGGGCACGTTCGATACTGCCTCGCGCCGGCCGTCTTTCGTCAACAACACGACAGGCGCATTCAGCATTACGGTATTCCTGAGTAACGGCGCGGGCGGCACGACCGGCACCGGCTACGTGCTGCCACAAGGCACGAACAACTCAACCTCCGTCCTGCTGCAAACGGATGGCGAGACAGGTGTCTGGCCTATCGATACGCCCTTGGGCATTGGAGCCGTAGCGGCGAGCGGCGGGACGATGACTGGCGGTACGATCAACAACACGACCATCGGCGCGACCATTCCGAGCACCGGAGCGTTCACCACGTTGACCGCTACGACTCCCGTCGCTGTATCGAGCGGCGGGACCGGGCGCGCGACGCTGCTCGCGCATGGCGTCCTGGTGGGGGAAGGGACCGGAGGTATTAACCAGCTCGCAGTCGGTAACACAGGCCAGATGCTGCTGGGCTCGTCCGGCGCCGATCCGGGGTTCGGGAACAACCCGACGATCACTGGCGGCACGATTGACAATGCAGTAATCGGCGGCACGACGCCTGCTGCGGCCACCGTGACAACCCTGAACGTGACGACTTCCGGCACGTTTGCCGCGATCAACAATACGCCGATCGGACCAACGACTCCGAGCACGGGCGCGTTCACCACGCTCAGCAGCACCGGCAACTTCACCCCGAGCCAGACGAATGGCATCGTAGGCACGACCACGAATAACAACGCCAACGCGGGCAGCGTGGGCGAGTATGTTCCGAACACCGGCACCGCAGTTTCGCTGACAACAGCAACAGCGGCAAACGTGACGAGTATCAGCCTGACAGCGGGCGATTGGGACGTGTGGGGATCAATCGAGTACGATGCGGCGGGTAGCACTACGATTTCGCAGTCTGTCGGAGGAATCAATACGGCTTCGGCCACGCTACCGGCTTCGCCATTCAAGACAATAACGACTTACGCCCTGGCTGCAGGCGGTACTATCGCCGGTCCGGTACCGCAGCAGAGACTAATTCTAGCTTCGACTACTACTGTCTTTCTAGTCGGGTTTTGCGCCTTTGCAACCGGTACGCTAACGGCGACTGGCGTTATCCAGGCGCGGCGGATACGTTGACTTTTAGTAGCAAACAGCATATAACCGGCGAAAGCCTTTTTAGGAGCGTATCGTGCGCAAAATCCGATTGGCCGAATTGATCGGCAAACTGTTCTGCGGCATTCAGGGGCAGACGCCTTCCATCCCGGACAACGGCTCGATGCCCGATCAGGTGGGGCTCATCAACGCGCTGATTTCCGTGAACCCGTGGCCGGCGACCGCGTACAACGTCGCGGCGAACACCACAGCTTTCACCGCGACCCAGCAGCAGATTTTTTCCGCTGAGCAGACTTATCTGCTGATCAGCTCGCTTAGCGCAGGCGCAGCCGTTACGCTCCCGACTGTCGCCACGATGCTGACGACGATGACTCCCCAGCAGGCCGTAGTCGGATCGACTGTCGTGCTTCGCGTCCTGAACACTTCAGGCCAAACCGCAACGATCACGACGAACACCGGGTGGACGCTCAACGGCCACGTGATCATTCTTACCGCCACATACGTGGACTACGTTATGCAGATCACTGCTGTTGGCGCTACTCCGACCGCTACGCTTCAATCGGTCGGCGCAGGCGATGCTCCTTAAGGAATAACGATGAGCAAACTTCTAAAACGACTGCTCGGCCTTCTGTTCCCGGGGATTGACGGAGAAGCTGATGAACCTGATCTTCCTGATCCTGACGCACCTGATCCCGATCTCCCTGATGATGACGATCTTCCTGAGCTGGACGATACTCCTGAGCCTTCGTCTCGCGCCGCGCCGCGCCGGTCTGCTGCTGACGAGCGTCTGGATCGCGTGGAAGCTGAACTCGAAACGCGCAAGCGCGCATTCGAGGCGACCCAGCGTACTCCCGCAGTAGACCCGGAGTACCAGCGCGAGGAAGAGCGGCTCCGCAACCCGGAACTGACGGACATGGAGCGCTGGCAGATCAACGCCAACCGCACCTTGCGAGCCACGCAGCAGCAGGCACAGATGGCCTTGCAGCAGGCGCAGGACATGTCCGACCGGGCGCGCTTCGAGGCCAAGCTGAACAGCGACCCGCGCCGCGCGAAGTATGCGGAGCGCGTGGAAGCGGAAATCCAGAAGGCCCGCGCCGCCGGCAACACGCAGGCGAGCCGCGAGGATGCCTACTACTGGATGCTCGGCAAGGATATCGCTGATGGCAAGCTGAAGGCCAAGCCGAAAGCGGGCGGTGCACCCAACGTCAACCGGGGCAAACCGGCGGGCGTGCGCAGCGACGTGCAGGGACGCGGCCGGCCGCAATCGGATCGTGAGAAGCGCGCCGCGCGTCTCGCGGATATGAATATTTAACCCGCAGAGGAAACCATGAAACTGCTACATAAACTGGCCCTCATGTGGGCTTCGCTGTTCCCCGGCGTTACCAACCAGTCGACGAGCTTCACGGCTGACGTCGAGGCGTACATCCAGGAAGAAGTCGAGCCGCTCGCGCGCCGCCAGCTGGTCGCGTACCAGTTCGGCAAGCCGCTGAAGCTCGACACGAATCGCGGCACGACCTACACGGCCTCGCGCTACACGCGCCTGCCGCTGCCTTTCGCGCCGTTGCAGGAAGGCGTAGCGCCCCCCGGCGAAGCGATGACGCTGCAACAGGTCTCCGCGACCGCCCAGCAGTGGGGCGACCGCGTTATCATCACCGACGTGGCCAACCTGACCATCAAGCACCCGCTGTTCCAGCAGGCTTGCGAGCTGGTCGCGCTCCAGATGCCGGAAACGCTGGAACGCAACACGTTCAATACGCTGCTCGCCACCACACAGGTGAACTACGCCAACGGCAAGGCCAGCCGCGCCAACCTGCTCGCAACCGACGTGATGACGCCGCACGAAGTGGACCGTATCGTCGGTTCGTTCCTCACCTACGGTGTGCCGCGCTTCATGGGCGACGAGCGTGAAGACATGATGATCGAGGCGGGCGCGTATCGCGATCCGTCGAAGTCGCCGGCCGTCATGCAGCACTACATTGCGTTGATCCACCCGCTGTCGGCGCAGGACATGCGCGAAAACACGACCATTGCCACGGCGTGGTCGTACAGCGACATCAACCGCCTGTACAACAACGAACTCGGCCCGTTCAACGGCGCGCGCTTCGTTGAATCGAACATGATGCCGTACTGGACGGGCGCTGCGCAGATCAACGGCACGGCTTCGACCTCGGGCGGCACGCTCGCGACCAACGCCGGTTACCAGATCATTGTGACTGCGGCGCCGGCCGCAACGTCGGTTGAGCAGATCATTTACCAGGTGTCGAACGCGATCAGCGTCACAGGCCCTACGGGATCGATCAGCGTCACGCTGCCGAACGTTCCGAACTACGTCTTCAGCGTGTATATCGGCACGAGCGCGACGCCCTCGAACCTCGCCACGGCTATCGGCTTGGGCGTGCCCGTTACCGGCCCGCTGGCTGGCCAAGCCACGCAGCTCGCGCCGAACCAGACGGTCACGCTCACCGGTATCGGCGTCGCGCAAACGCCGCCGGCCGCACCGGCAACTGGTGTCTCGGTGTTCCCGACGATCTTCATCGGTAACCACTCGTACGGTCAGGTGCTGCTCGAAAACCCCGAGTTCCATTACCTGACGGGCGCTGACAAGTCGGACCCGCTGAACCAGACCCGCGTCGTCTCGTGGAAGGTGTTCTACGGCTCGATCATTCTTAACCAGGCGTTCCTCGCCCGGACTGAGGCAGGTTCTGCATTCACGCCGGGTTACACTGCTGGCACCGTGACAACCCCGTAAGGAGCCTAGATGCCCCCGCGCACCCCCAACAGCCCCCCGCCGCAAGGCGGTGAGGGCGAAGACTTCCTCGAAAAGGGCGAAGAGATCATCGGCGATCCGATCGTCCCGGAAGAAACAGTCGCAGAGCTTCAGGCACGCATCCGGCGCCTCGAAGCCGCGCTCGCCCATTCCGATGAGCAGCGCGCGAAGTCGGAAGAAGACGCCTCGCGCCTCTCCGCGCAGGCCCAGTCGAGCATGTTCACGACCAACGTCACGGAGCGTTTCGCGCGCAAGTCGGACACCGGCGAGGATCTGTGGTGGTATCGTATCGACCTGGCTCCTTGTGGCGGGATCGACATTCGTGTGAACGGCGTGCAGTACGTGCACGGCGAGACGTATCTGTTCAATACGAACCTGCTGCGCAGCGTGAAAGAAATCATCTCGCGCACGTGGGGCCACGAAGCAAACATCCACGGCGAGAATGAGAACGTCTACAAACGTGCCCAGGACCGCGTATTGCGCGGCGCCGGCCGCCGATAAGAGGAACAAGATGGACGAACCGACCGTAGTTTCCGGCAACTTTGCTATCAACCTGCCTGCGCCGAATGGTGCAACGCTTTCGATCAGCGAGTACATCACCGTGGGCGAGTCGCTCGAGTCGCTGAACACGCGGATGGACATCGCACGCGAAGCGCTGGAGCGCCAGCAGGCCATTCTGGAAATCCCGGAGCTGGGCAAGAAAGTCGAGATGCTGGAGAACATGCTGACCCAGCATCAGAAAGCCTACGTCGCGCTGCTGGAAAAGAAGAAGGGTGCGAAACGCCTCGCAAGCGCTGAAGAAAGCCAGCTAGCCAATCTGCCCGTCCAGATCAAGTCAATTACGACCGAACTGGAGAAGGGCAAGGCCAAGATTGCGGAAGTGAAGAAGGCGGCGTAATGGCTTACCTCCAGGCTCAGCAGATTGTCAACCTCGCGTTGCAGATCGCGAAGTGCCCTGGCTTTACCAGCCAGGGCGGACAGTTTCTGAACATGACCCTGGAGGACTTGTGGTTGCACCGTGACCTGAAGATCAACCGGGTGACGGAGTTCATCACGGTGCAGGCCAATCTGTACGGCCCGTTTCCGCTTCCGACGAACTATCTGCGCACGTACGACCTGTTTTTCGAGCAGAACAATCTCCCGTATTTCCTGAATCCGATCAGCACGCAGGAATACGATGCGGAGTTCAAGGATCCGTCGATTGCGAACTATCCGTACGAGTTCATGACGATCCTGTACGACGAAGACACGGCCCTTGTGCAGAACCCGCCTTCTGCCGGCCAGCTCTTCATCTACCCGCAGTCAAGCGGGCAGATCGTGCTCACGCACCGCTACATGGTCCGCCAACCGGATATCGTGGCGCCGGAAACCTCGACGGTCATCCCGTGGTTCCCGGACCAGGATTACCTGATCACGGCTACCGCTGCGCGTCTGTTCCAGATCACGGACGACACGCGCCGCGATAAGTTCCTGGCCGATATGGAGAAGATGCTCCGTACGCACCTCATCATGGAGGGAGACGAGCAGCAGGTCGTCAAGTCGGTCAAGCTCGATCCCCGGCGCTTCCATTCGAATCGGACCTTGAAGCCAACTAAAATCACCGACTAGGAGGCCGTGTGGCAATTCGGGACGGCAAGCCGGTACGCTTCACGCCGAAAGGTCTTTGCGACGCGTTCGATTCAACGGACGCCTTCGCGGGCGCGTGCGCGCTGCTCACCAATCTCGTTTTCGATCAGGCCAACCCGGAAGTGATCGTGAGCCGCCCTGGCGTCGGCTCGCCGCAAACTTCCTTTGCCGGGTTCACGTCCCCGACTTTCGTTTCTGTGCAGATCACCATCGGCACGATGGTGTACGGCATGGTCTCGAGCGCCCGCAATCCGGGTCAGGACGAGCCATTCGCCTATAACCTGCTAACCAGTTCGTTCATCACGATCAGCGGCGTGACGGCGGGCAACACGCCCACGTCCCCTGCGACTTCGGGCGCGTGGACGCCGCCCACGATGGCGGTCGTGAGTACGTATATCCTCGTCACGCATCCAGGGTTCAGCGGAGTCGGCGCCAACATCTTCGGCGCGATCAACATCGCGAACCCGGCCGCGCCAGCGTGGACTGCGCAGGATCTCGCCACGAATCCGATGGGCCACGTACCGACGTCGGTTGCGAACTTCAATAATCGGGCGTACTTCGCGTACGGCGCGACGGGCAACCATCTTGCGCTGAGCGACGTGCTCGCCCCGCTCACGCGCACGAACGCCTCACAGGACCTGACGATCGGCGATACGACGCCCATCACCGCGCAATCCGGCCTACCTGTCCAGACCATCTCGTCAGGCGTGATCGGCGCACTGGTCGTGTTCAAGGCGTTTAGCATCTGGCAGATCACGGGCGATCCGTCGATCAACAACCTGGGTGAGAACTTCATCACCTTGACCACAGGTTGCGCCGCGCCGCGCAGCATCGCGCTGACGCCATTCGGAATCGTGTTCGTGGGCGTGGATGCACCGTACGTGCTGAACTTCCTGGGCACGCTCGCACCCCTGTCGCATACCCCCGGCGCCGATGGCCCTCCGGATGTACAGGTGCCTTTCCAGAACGCGACGACGCCCTCGCGGATCGCGGCGAGCTTCTCAGGCAACATCTATCGGGTATGCCTCGCCACGTCGATACAGGGCGTCGCGCAGACGAACGACTACTGGTACGACATCCGGCGCAAGCGCTGGAACGGGCCGCATTCGTTCTCTTACGATTGCGCCTCGCAGTTCGGAAACGGCTTCATCCTGTCAGGCGCTGCGCACGGCGCCGCGCTCTTCGAGGGCCCAAGCCTGAATACGCCTTCGAGCGTGTACAGCGATAATGGCACCGCGATTCAGGTGCATTTGCGTTCGTCCACGTTCCCGAAGACCCAGCAGATGGCCGAAGTGCAGGTTGTCGAATCGACAATCGAATTTGCGGCTTCCGGCGCGTCCGTCAATTACAGCATCACCGGGCTCGATGACCAAGGTAATACGATAGACGCTACGTTCGTAGCAACGCCCGCAGCGGGCATCACGTGGGGCGGCGGGGCGGTGTGGGGCGGCGGCGCTATCTGGACTTCGGCGCAGGCGATACCGCACGTCTACAATATCCCGTGGACAGTTCCGCTGGTGTTCCAGAAAATGGCGCTTGATGTGATGGCGCCAGCCTCCAGCGGCGTTTCGATTGGAACGTTTTTTGCCCGGTACCAGAATACCGGCTACACCAACAGGCAATGACATGGCAATCATCGGAACGCTACCTAACAACATCCAGGACGGGCAGGCAGTAGACGCAAGCCCGGTGATGGCGGATTTCAACTTCATCGTTACCCAGGTGAATGCGAATGCCAACCCGACTGGCACGCTTACGGCACCCTCAGGCACCACGACTGTTTTCTACCAGGCAGCGGCTCCGGCAGGCTGGACCACGAACAGCGGTTTTACCGATCATACCCTGTGGATCAGTGCGGCGAATGGCGGCACACAGGGCGGAGCGATAGCGTACAGCAACATGTTTTCCAACGCGTGGACGAGCGGCGGCCATGCGCTCACCACGGCGGAACTCGCGGTGCACAACCACGGCGTGACTGATCCGCAGCATTTGCATGTGGTCGCGGCAGGCTCAGCGCTGGTGTCGCTCGCGACGGGCGGCGTGCAGTTCGATGTGATCAGCGGGAGCCAGAACACCGCGTCGGCTTCTACCGGAATCAGCATCCAGAACGCAGGTAGCGGAAATGCCCACTCGCACGTCACGCAGTTTAACGCCCAGTACGCGGCCATGATCATGGCGACGAAATCATGAAGGGTCCTATCTGCCCGCTTATCCGCAAGAAGTGTATCGAGCACGACTGCCGCTTCTGGACGCACGTCACCGGCAAGCATCCGCAAAGCGGCGCGCCGCTCGATCACTTCGACTGCGCGGTAGTGTGGCTCCCTGTCCTGCTGGTCGATACCGCGCGGCATACGGTCGGCGTGCAGGCCGCAGTAGAATCAATGCGCAATGAAGTCATACAGCGTCAAGACCAACTTAACACCGCCGTGGCTCTCGGGCAGCGCGAAGCGGCAAAGCGAATCGGGGATGAACAATGGGCGACAGAACGCTTACCGAAGGCGACGTAAAAGCGATTGTTGACGAACTGGAAAAGCGCGCAACACAGCGTTTTCAGGTCAACGTAGGGCGCGGGGTGCTGGGCCTCGCCTGGAAAGCGGCACTCTATCTCACGATCTGGCTGGCGGCCTATGGCGCGGCCGGAGGGTTCAAGAAGTTCTTTAACTAGGAGTAGACCATGTTCGCAGCACTCGAAGCAGAATTCAATTCCATCATCAACGATGTGAAGTCGGTTCCGGAGAAGCTGGAAGCGCTTGTCGGCCTGCACACGAAGTCGCAAGCCGTCGAAGCACTGGCCGCGCCGATGACGACGGTCATCGAAGACGCGAGCAAGACAACGGAAGTCAAGGTCACGGAAATCCTGACGATGGTGGGCAAGCTGTGACTCCGGATACACTATCCGCAGCCCTTGGTATCCCGCTCGCGCGAGCGCAGACATGGGCTGATCCGTTATCTGCGGCGATGGCTCTTTATGCGATCGATTCGCCAGCGCGTCAGGCTGCGTTCCTCGCGCAGATCGGCCACGAGTCCGGAGGCCTGATCTACGTGCGCGAACTGTGGGGGCCGACGCCGACGCAGGAAGGCTACGAAGGCCGCGCCGATCTCGGCAACACCGAACCGGGCGACGGGTTCAAATTCCGCGGCCGGGGCCTGATTCAGGTCACTGGTCGCGCGAACTACTCAACGTGTGGCGCAGCGCTGAACCTGCCTCTCACGGTTTCGCCTGAGTTACTCGAAGCCCCGGGCAATGCCGCGCAATCGGCAGCATGGTTCTGGACTTCGCGTAGCCTGAACGATCTGGCGGATATCGGCGATTTCAACACGATCACTCGTCGGATTAATGGCGGGCTGAACGGGCTTGCGGACAGGCTGGCGCTTTACGCGTCCTGCCAGAAAGTATTGGGGGATGGCGATGGCACTTGATCCGATCACGGCAGGCGTAGATCTTGCCAATACGATTGTCTCGCGCATCTGGCCGGACAAGACGGCGGAGGAACAGCAGCAGTTGGCCGCCGTACTGTCGATGGTGCAAGGGCAGCTTGCGATCAATCAGGCGGAAGCGGGCAGCGCCAGCGCCTTTACATCAGGCTGGCGGCCGTACATAGGCTGGGTATGCGGCACGGGCTGCGCGTGGAACTGGATCGGTCTGCCTATCGCCACGTGGGCGGCGATGGCGCTCGGCCACCCGATCAACGTCTCGCCGGCAGATCTTACGCAGATGCTCCCGCTACTGATGGGCATGCTAGGCATGAGCGCGACGCACGCATGGGAAAACGTACAGACGAGCAAGAAATGAAACAGTACCTGATCAATTTCGCGATCCTGCTGGACGAACTGGGGAACACACTCACCGGCGGCGACCCGGGCGAGACGATCAGCAGCCGTGCAGGCAAGGGCCTGAAAGAGGGCAAGACATGGGCCTGCGTCCTGTGCCGCTTTCTTGACCTGTTCCAGAAGGACCATTGCCTGAAATCCATCAACCCTGACGACGGCACGCGAGCCGTGGTGAAAGACTGATGAACAATCTAGTAAAAATCGCGCAGGGTATCGACACGGCACCACTCCTGCTCGCTATCGCGCGCCAGCCCCGGCTGTGGAACCGGCATGGGATGCGCACGGAGTATGAACAGAGTCCGCACGCGCAGGCCGACGATATCTGGTTGCGGTTCAATGACGAAAAGCCGTTCAAGGAATCGGGCGACTACTCCGGGATCAGCGACCAGCACGACTCGATCTTCTATCCGGAATGGTACGCCCTGCCCCAGGCGCGGCCGATCGTCTACGGGCTCATGGCACGTGTCGAGGGAACCCGGCTCGGCGGCATCCTGATTACCCGGATTCCAGCGGGCGGCCGCATCCTGCCGCACGTGGATGATTCGTGGCACGTGAAGCATTACAATACGAAAATTTACGTGGTCCTGCAAAGCAATCCGCAATGCGTGAACCGCGTTGAGGATGAACAGGTCGTGATGGCCCCCGGCGAGGCGTGGTACTTCGATAACACGAAGGAGCACGAAGTGGTGAACGACGGACCGGACGACCGGATCAGTCTTATCGTTTCGATCAGGTGCGAGAAATGATCAGCTTTCACAACATCGGCGGCGTGATCCTGCGCGAGGAAAAGCTCGAAGCCGGTCAGGAAGTTGAGAAGCACGTCCACGCTTACGACCACCTGAGCTATCTCGCGAGCGGACGAGCGCTGATCGAAATCGGCGATGAGCTATTCATCATGGGCGGCCCCGCAGCGATAGAGGTAAAGGCAGGACAGAAACACCGGATTCAGGCCATCACCGATATCACGTGGCTGTGCATCCACGCGGAGGCAATTGCCGACCCGGAAACACTGAACAGGGAGTAGATCATGCCTTTTGCCATCGCGGCACCCGCCATCGGCGCCGGTATCTCCGCACTCACGGGCCCGAGCTCGCAGGCGAGTGGCGGTGGGTCAAACCTCTACACGCCCACGGGGCTCAGTACCGCCGATCAGACGTGGCAAGGTCTGCTCGGCAATGAGTACAACACGTACAACCAGAACGGAATCAGCCAGTACGGCTTGCAATCCCTGCTCGCGGGGTTGCAGAACCAGCAGGCTTACGCGCCCCAGTTGCAGCAGGGCGCGAATGCGGCCGGCGCGCAGTACGGCACGCTCGGCCAGCAGCTGGGCGGCGCTTCGGGCACGGAATTCAATGCTGCGAACCAGATTTACAACACCGCTTTCGACCCGCAGAACGCGCTGTTCAACCAGCTATCGAACCAGCAGCAGCAGCAAAGCGGCGCCACGAACTCGATGTACGGGCTCGGCTCTTCCGGCGTGGGCGCGGGAATCGCGAACCAGAACCAGCAGAACTTCGATATCAACTGGCAGAACCAGCAGTTAGGGCGCCAGACGCAGGGCTTGCAGGCCATCGGGCAGGCGTATGGGCAAGCGGGCCAGCTCGGGCAGGCAGGCGCACAGGCGACGCTCACAGGCAGCCAGTTGCCCTACCAGACCGCGCAGGGCATCGCAGGCACGCCGGGGCAACTCGGGAACACCTACGGCCAGTACCTGCAATCGAACGTGTACAACCCGGCGCAAGGCATGGAAAGCCAGATCATCCCTTACCTGAATTACGGCCAGGGGGCGACAAGCAACGCCTACAATCAGGCATCGAACAGCGCGGGCGCACTGGGTAGCGCGGTCTCGCAGGGAATCGGCGGCCTGGGTACCCAGTTGCAGAACGCTGGCGGCTTCGCCAACCTGTTCGGCGGCACGACCGGCTCATTTGGCGGGGGTAACTTCTCCGGGGCGTTCAACTCCAATCCGTACTACAGTGGCGGCGGTAACTCATACGGCTTCACGAGCTAGGGGGCATCATGGCAGGACTTGGCGGCCTTCCCGCATTCCTCCAGTACCAGCAGGCGGCGCAGCAACAGGCGAACCAGAATCAGCAGGCGCAAATCCAGCTTGCCCAGTTCCAGCAGTCGCAGGCCCAGCAACGCCAGCAGCAGGCCGCAATGGCCGCTGCGGGTAACGCGCTGCCGCAACTGCTGGCCAGTGGTCAGGCAGGCGCGCCGCAGCAAGGGCAAATGCCGCCCCCGCCGCAGCCCCCTCAACCGGGTCAACCGTCACAGCCCCAGCAAGCTCCGCAACAGGCTGGCGCGCCCATGCCGGGGCAAGGTCCTGCACCGGGCGCCGTCAAGCCGCCCTTGCCCCCGTTTCGCCCCATGCCGACGACGCCTAGCCAGGTGCAGACCGCTCCTCAGGGCGCGATCCCTGCGCCTCCAGTACCTCAATCGGCGCCGCCCCAACAGCCCCAGCAAGGGCAGGGCGGCCCTTTGACCCTGCAAAGCGCGATCAAGGTCTTGCAGGACCAGGGTCTATCCGGCGCTGACCTCATGGTTGGATTGCAGCAACTGACGCCGTTGCTCGATGCGCAAGCCAAACAGCAGGCAACGCAGGCACAGCAGCAGTTCAACCAGCAACTTCAGCTAGCCAAGCTGGGCGAAGCGCGCGATTCGTTGCAAGCCCGTATCGATGCTGCAAAGCAGGCGTCCGAAAACCGCAAGCTGGGAATCGAAGAGCGCGCACAAGCCGCTGCGGACTCGCGCGCCTTGCAAGGCCAGTTGCTTCAATTCCGCATGGATGAGGCGCGTGCGAAACATGCCGCCGATCCCGATGCGAAGTTGAGTCCCGATGACGTGCACTTCCTCGCCCAGCAAGCCGTGGCCGGGGACACCTCCGTCTACCAGAACCTGGGACGCGGTGTGCAGGGCGCGCAAAATATCGTAGCCATCCGCCGCGAGGTGGAGAAGATCCGCACTGCGCAAGGCGAGACCGGAGCCGATCAGGCCGCCGCTACTGCCACCTTCCAGGGTGAGAAGGCAGCGGCGCGCACAGGCGCGACGAAGGCGGCGAACGTCGGGATGGCCGTGGCCGAAGCGCAGCAGACTTTCCCGATTGTCCGTCAGGCGTCGGCCGCATTGCCGCGTACGCAGTTTCCGGGCGTCAATGCCGCGATGCAGGCCGCGCAGACCGGCACGGGCGACCCGCGCGTGGTTGCGCTGGGCACCGCGCTAAACACCGCAGTGAACGCCTACTCACGAGCAATCAGCCCGACAGGTACGCCCACCGTGGCCGACAAGGAACACGCACGCGAACTGTTGACTACGGCGAGCACGCCCGAACAGCTCGACGCGGTGCTGAACGTTATGGAACGCGAAATGAAGGCAGCCCGTCAGGCGCCGGCTGAAGTGCAGGCACAGCAGAAAGCCCGCATTTCCGGTCGCGGCGAAGGCGCGCCGGCACCGGGTACCGTGGAAGGCGGTTACCGGTTCAAGGGCGGCGATCCGTCGCAGCAGTCGAGCTGGGAGAAAGTGCAATGATGCCGTGGGAAAAGTACGCACAGGACACCGCCGCCGACACGACCGGCCCTTGGGACAAGTACAAGGGCGCGAGCGCTGCACCGGCGCAGGCCGCCGCGCCTGCCAGTCCGCTCGATCGTCTCCCGCCGGACGTGTCTCCCGGTAACCAGCAACCAAAGAATGCTGACGACATCGCGCACCGCGTGCTTGGACTCGGCGAGGCCGGTCTGTCTGCTGCGACTGGCGCAGTGGGCGGCGCGGCCGGCCAGCTGTACGGCATCGGCAAGACGCTTGCAAGCGGCAAGTTCGGCACGCAACAGGGCGTCCAGCAGGGCGAACAGGCAGGCGTGAACCTCGCTAACAAGCTCACCTATCAACCACGTACGCAGACCGGCCAGGGGCTCACGGAAGACGTAGGCAAGGCGTTCGAAGCATCTCGCCTTCAAGGCTTACCCGTCGAAGCCGGAACCTTGGGCCGCATCGGGGAGGTTCCGCGCGGCGCTTTGGCGACGGGAGAAGGCGCAGCGAACATCGCAGGAAAGGGCGCGGCCGCAGTCGGGAAGGCGGCGGGCAGCGCGGCCGCAAAAGCACTTCCCGAAGTCGATCCGGCAACCGCCGCACTGGCTCGCGACGCGCACGCAATGGGTTTTCGCCTCACGCCGGACCAGGTAGTGGGCGGCAAGTACGCGAAGGCAATTGGCGAAGGCGCGGCCAATCTGCCGCTATCCGGCAGCAACCTGAAGTACAACCGGGACGTGTTCACGCAGAACGTAGCCAAGCTGGCCGGCGTCGAGGGCGACAAGCTGACGCGCAAAGCGTTCGGAGATGCGACGAAGAAAGTCGGCTCAGGCATTGGTGAGCTGAACAATAAGTACGACTTGCCCATCGATAAGTCTTTTGTGCCACAACTGCGTACGGAAGCACGAGGCCAGTCGCCCGAAGTGGCTGGCGCAGTGAACTACTTCGCGGATCGTATCGCAAAGAACACGGCTGGCGGCAATCTCAATGGAACCGTGTTCCGGCGCATCAACACCGAGCTAAACAACCGCATCAAGACGACTAGCAACGGCGACCTGAAGTACGCGCTCGGCAACATGCAGGACAAGTTGCTCGACCTGCAACAGGCGCAGATGAGCCCCGCCGACAAGGCAGCACTTCAGGGCTTGCGACGCACGTATGCGATTCAGCGCACCATTGAGCCACTGGTTGCGAAGAGCCCTACTGGTGATGTTGCTCCCTCGGCGCTGCTCGGTGCGATTACTTCCACTAAAGCGGGCAAGGCGGCGGCCGCACGCGGCGCGTCGGGCGATCTTGGCAAGCTGGCGGATATAGGCCAGCGCTTCCTCAAGGAAAACCCCTCCAGCGGGACGGCGGAGCGTAGCTGGGCGCAAGGCATTCCCTCCGCGCTTGGCGGCCTCGCAGGCGGCACGGCGGGTGTGGCGGGGGCAGGTTTGGGCGCACTAGGAGCGGCAGCAGGCACTATCGGCGCAGCGAACCTGTACAACCGGTTCGGGCCTGCTATCACTAATCGGTTGATCGGTGTACCGCCCATGCCGTGAGCGCAGCAACGGCAACGAAAGGCGAGATGAGACCTATCCTGAAAAGGCAGTGAATGCAGTAAGCTGAACCGGCGGCAGTAACGCCAACCCAGAACAGGAACTCGAGTAAATGCTTCATTGCTTGAAGTCATCCATGCAGGATGGATCACGAAAAGCACCGCAAACGTAGCCCCATGAAAGGGCGACGTGCGACGCAGCCTTGATAGTTTCCGCTTTGTCCTGCTGACCGGCGGAATAGGAAAAGCAGCCGACGATAGCGGCGAAGAGTAAGGCGCAGACAAGTTTCATGGTGATCTCCCAGGTTGTTACGACCACTATAGCAATTGCAAAATGAAAATACTAGTCATAGATGTCGGATCGAACGCGCTTGACCTGTGCATGCGCTGGCAGATGCAGGGCCATATCGTGAAGTGGTACGACAAACCGCGTCCTGACGGCACCGACCGCCACGCGGGTGAGGGCATCGTGGAGAAGATCCGCGATTTCAATGACCTGCGAAAGAAGTGGATCGGCTGGGCGGATCTCATCTACACGCCTGACAATGTGTGCTATCTCGATCTGCTGGAGCCCTACCGCAAGATCGGTTACCCCATCTTCGGTTGCAATCTCGAAGCTGTGGAGTGGGAGCTGGACCGCGAAGTCGGACAGAAGGTCATGGAGGAATGCGGCATGCCGGTCATTCCGGGCAAGACCTTTCACGACTACGATTCAGCGGCGGCTTACGTAAAGAAGGAGGGTAAAGCGTTCGTCTCCAAGCCTTCCGGCGACGGCGAGCGTGCAATGTCCTACGTCGCGAATAACGCGGCGGATATGGTCTACATGCTGGAGCGTTGGAAGAAGATTCCGAAGTACGTGAAAGCGGCCCGCGAAGAGGGGTTTATTCTCCAGACCAAGGTAGACGGGATGGAAATGGCTGTCGGCGGCTGGTTTGGTCCAGGCGGCTGGAGCGCCGCCGGGTGGGTTGAAAACTTCGAGAACAAGAAACTCATGAACGGCGATCTCGGGGTCAACACTGGCGAAATGGGCACTACCGTCCGGGTTATTCGAAAAAGCAAACTGGCGGATATGGTCCTTAAGCCAGCTACGGAGCACCTGAAGCGCGTCGGGTATGTCGGCTACGTCGATGTGAACTGCATGATAACGCACGATGGAACCCCCTACCCGCTCGAGTGGACGATGCGCGACGGCTGGCCGATCCGCCACAACCTGACGGCACTGATTGAAGGCGATCAGGCCCAGTGGATGCTGGACCTGATCAACGGCAAGGATACGCTGAAGATAAAGCGCGATACGGTCTGCATCTCCGTCCTGATGGCGCTTCCTGACTTCCCTTATTCGAAGATCACGAACAAGGAACTGTGCGGAATCCCGATCTATAATGCGGAAGACCTCGATCACCTGCACTACTCTGAAGTCATGATTGGCACGGCGCCGCGCGAGGTGAACGGCAAGGTAGTCAGTCTTCCGGGTCCCGTAACCGCAGGCGATTATGTGCTTGTCGCCACGGGGCAGGGAGAGTCGATAACAGGCGCACGCCGCAGCGCCTACAGCGCATTGAAAAAGGTGAAGATACCCAACTCGCCTTTTTACAGGACGGACATTGGTGCGGGCCGTTTGAAAAAACAGCTTCCCGATCTTCAGCGCCTGGGGTACGCAATAGGTCTTTCTTACTAGGAGTCATCTTGAAAATCTCCGAGCCCTATCCGGGCGTTTTACATCTTGAGTTTGCGACTCGCAAAGACCTTACTTTGACGATGGCACGCGTACAAGAATTTTACGAATCGCCCTATCCGCACATCAAAGGGCGCTATTTCACCTGGGCGCAGTTTGTTGATGCGTACTCTGACGACAAGGGCAATCTGACCTACTTTCAGGAGTGGGAAGGGTTCAACGTCCCTCGCGCGATTCTGACCACGTTTTATCAGATTTTCACAGATCTTTCGCCGCGCGAGGAGTGGCTGCGTACAGTGTCCGACGAATGCGAATATCTGATCGGCACCGATAAGGATAGTGACCCGTCTGCGGTCCTGCATGAGCTTGCGCATGCAAAATACAAACTGAACCCCGAGTACAGAAAACAGGTTCGCGCGATAACTGACAAGATGACGCAGGATCTTGGCTTTCGTTTCCAGCGCGATCTCCGCGCGGCCGACTACCCTGACGATGTTGAAATACTTCGTGATGAGGTTCACGCCTACCTCAAAACGTCAACGGAAGAGGAACTAGTGGAGACGTTCCCCAGCGTGTCGCCTGAAGAGCGCGCACCCTATGAAGCAGCATTACGCCTGTTATAGGAGTCATGATCATGCCTATGAAGTCCAAAGCACAGAACCGTTTCATGCACGCCGCTGCGGAAGGAAAAGTAAAAGGTGTGCCGAAAAAGGTCGGGAAAGAATTTGTCAGTGCGCAGCACGGCAAATCGTTAAAAGGCTTGCCTGAAAAGAAAAAGGCCAAAAAATGACTGGCCGTACGCGCCGCGCGGGCGGGATCTCCGAACAGGCGATCAAGACCGCGCTTACCGAATCAAAAGGGGATATCTTCCTCGCTGCCTGCGCGCTCGACTGCACTCCCCGCGAGCTGGACACCTACATCCGGCGCAGTGCTGCCCTCCAGGCTTTCGCTGGCGCGATAGAACAGGTCAAAATTGACCCTGCGTACTCCCGCCTCAGCACCGAGCAGTTCGAAAATCAGGTCGCTGATCTTGTACGGGCTTTCCGCGTTGATGGAATAAAGGAAGTTCACAAGCTCGCCACGATGGAGTTCGGCGACAGCGCCGCCCTCGCCAAAGTCAAACTCGACGCGGCGCTTGCTCTCACAGGAGGCAGTAGCACGCGGCAGGGTAATAGCGAAACTGAGAACGCCTTGGCTGAATTGAATACTCTTTATCATGCGAATGCTCCAAGGATTAAGGAAATACGCCAAACAGTGATCACCCTTCGGGATGACAGGGAAGCTCTTCCACTAACGATCGAACAGCGGCAAGATCCTTGAGCGCCTGTTCGCGCTCCTTTCTCAGTGCCCGCCAGTTCGGTTCCTCACTCGGGTAGTGCTGTATCTTCTTCAGGCTGATATAGCCGAAGCGGGCCATTTCTTCGACCATCGCCCGGTGGCCGGCCTTCGTGATTTCGGCACGCGGCAGGCAACCTGACACCAGCCAGTCCCACGCAGGCATGAACTCGTCTCGCTCGGGCGCGAGGCGCTTCTGGATATACCAGTGCTCCTTCGGCTTCAGGCGCATCTTCATGTAAATAACCTGCTGGATAGGCCAGCCCGATTCGCGCGCTACTTCTCCGTTCGTCATCTGCTGGCCCCCGCACACCTGCCATATCTCGCGAAGGTGCTCGCTGGTCGGTGTGTGCAGGTCCACGTATTCGTCGTACACGGTCCACGAGACCGGATCGGGTATGACGGCACACTCTCGCGTCGCGGACGCCACCTGGTCGATTCTGGCAAGCCGCAGGGGGCATTCCACGAACACCAGGGCGTCGCATTCCCAGGCGGTGTTCGTGGTGTCGACCAGCACGCCGCCACTCACCTTCCACTTTTCGACTTGCCGGCCGTCAGGATCGAGGGACGGCATGGTCTGGCAAAGCGGAAGATCGAGCAGCTTCGAGCTGTCGAAAATCGCAGGCCGGTGCAGCGAATACGAGCGGTTCAGCACGACGTGCGTGAACTGCTCGTGCGCGCGGTGAACCGAAGCCGACAGGTCGGTTGTCTTGAACAGCTTCATGGCTCGACCATGCCTAAAGAACGCGAGTAGGCGAGGTAGTGCTCAGTCTTAGCCAGCTTCGTAGATACTGCTACCTGATCGGGCGAGCCGATGTCGAACCAGAACTCGCCATTCGAGATTTCCCCCAAGCGATGTACCATCGCAAGCAAGTCGTTCAATTCGGCGTATATCCGTTCTGCGTTGTTTTCGGTACGCTCCGGGTGACATTCAGCCAAGCCAAAGTGCGCAGCTTTAAGAGCAATCTGTGCAACTTCCGTCGCCTCTTCGGCGAGCTTGACAAGATAATACTGCGAGAGGGTCATCATAGATCGTACTCCCGGACTTCCGGCATGCCGAGCGCGCGGCGGGCAGCGTTGCGCACCTCGTGCGTGACCGCGTGCGCCAGGTCGTCAGGGTTGAGCAGCCGGCGCGCAAAAGCCGCAAGGTCGATCAGCGGTTTCGTATCGCTGCGCAGTGGCGCGTAGAGGTTTTGCTCGTTCGGCAGATTGGCAGGCTGCCCCGCGCCAAGGTAGGGGTGTTGCGCCTGCTGTTGCGCGGCTTGCGATTTCAAAGTCGTATTGAAAGCTTCCTTATCGCGAGACGCTTCGAGCGCGGCGATGCGCTTCTCTTGCGCGTCAAAGCGCTCTCGCACGGCGGTCATCGCCGTTAATAACTCCTTAGACATCGGTGTTTTGAAGTCTCCTGCTGCTGTAGCCATTACACAAGTAGGATCAAGCATCACTTTCTCCTTTTCATTGCCTTCATAAGAACTTCCTGCACCGTCGCCTTGCTTTCAAGGCGCTCCAGCACGTCGAAGTCCACCGTATCGTTTGCCAATATGTAGTGAATAAATACCGGCCTGTCATGCCCTGCCTGCAACTGGCGAACCGGGCCTACCCGCTCGATGATCTGTTGATGCTCTTCCAGATTCCAGTTCACCGAGAAAAACACGAGGATGTTGCCGCCATCCTGTAAATTAAGACCGTGCCCAGCGCTAGCAGGATGAGCAAACAGAACCGGAATTTTCCCCGCGTTCCAGCTTCTAATAGTTTCTGGATCGGAATCAAGCACGCGGCCGCGAGGAAAAGCGGCGCGCAGACGATGCAGATCATGCTTAAAATGGTAAGCGACAAGAATGGGAGCCCCTCCCGCTTCCTCGATGATGTCGTCCAGGGCCTGAATTTTTGCATCGTGGACCTCCGTCCAGTTTTTCGATTCATCGGTATAGATCGCGCCGTTCGCGAGCTGGAGGCACTTCTGCGTCTTGCTCGCAGCGTTTAGCGCCTCAATCGCTGTCGGACCAAGATGCCCTTCCAGTTCGAGGAACATCTTCCTTTCCATATCCCGGTACTGCTGGCGCGCCTTGTAAGGCAGATCCACAACTATCCGGTTCGTGATCGGCTCGGAGAGATTGAAGTAGTCCTTCGCATCCAAGCTCAAGCACACGTCGGAGATGAGACTCTGTATCTCTTTCTGTGCGCAATCTACAGGTTCCAGTCCGTACCCGTCGTAGCTCGTCCTGAACCAGCGTTGCGAAAACGCTGAAAAAGACTTCCCAAGTCGATGACCCCCATCCACGAACCACATCGGCCCCCACAAGTCTTTCAGCCCATTCGGCGCTGGTGTACCCGTTAAGCCGATCCATCGCTCCACCTTTTTGTGTGCGACTTCCGCCAATGCTTTGGCGCGCTTCGTACCCTGGCGCGTGCGGAAGCCTTTAAGTTTCGTTACCTCATCCGCGACGATCGTTTTGAACGGCCACGGGCGGGGGTTGTACTTGAACCAGTCCACTAACCACGGGATGTTCTCGTAGTTGATAGTCCAGATAGCAGAATCTTCACGGAGCGCAAGGGCGCGTTGCTCCGCTGTGCCAACAATCGGCGTGACAGGCAGATCGATCCCCCACTTCTTGACTTCGTCCGGCCAGGTGCTTTGCGCAACCCGGAGCGGCGCAAGTACAAGGGTCGGCGATGAATCGACAAGGCTAAGCGCTTCGAGAGACTTAAGAGTCGAGATCGTTTTGCCGAGGCCCATCGGTACGAAAGCATTGCATCTATCCTTATCCAAAATGTGATCGATGATTAGCTGCTGGTAAGGGCGGAGTTGCATCACCGGAACCCCGATTTCCAGAGCGCGCCTAGCGTGAACCCGACGCCAAACGCGATCCACAAGGCGCCAACCACTAACAGATGCGTGTCCATGAGTAATCCTGTATGAAGTAGTCCACCGCTTCCTTGCTGTCGATCACGAAAACGAGACAGCCCGCCTTACGCAACTTGGCATGTTCGCGTGCCTGATCTTCCCGGAGCGGTTCACCCGGCGCCTTAAGTTCAACGAACGCCACGTGGCCGTTAAGCGCGAAGATACGGTCAGGAACGCCCTTGTGGCCGGGGCTTACGAATTTGCGTTGCAAGCCCCCGGCTTCGCGTACGCGCCGGATGAAATACTGCTCGATATCACGTTCTCTCATCCGTAAACCCGCCTGGATTGTACGTAGCCGCAACTCTTGCATAACCGAAGCTGAAAGCCGTAAGAGCCGTACGGCGACGAAATAACGTCTCCCCAATTTGACCATCTATGAAAGTGGAACATCATCCCCTCCACCAAAACATTATTCCGTAAATCATACCGAGCACGATCACACCGACAATCGCGCACAGACGTTCGTAGCGCTTGCAGACCGCGATATCGAAGCGATGGTAAGGCCCGAAGGCCTGCTGGATGGTCCTCGGAACGGGTTTGAATTCTTTCGAGTAGTCGTCTTTCACGCCATCAACCCCTCGAAGAATTCGCGAGCGACTCGCTTGGCTTCGCGAATCGTGTCAGCCGAACCGATATAACCTTCGCCGTTTTCCTTTGTCACCACTTCGTAAAGCTCAAGCTCTGCATCCCACTTGGCGAAGCACTCAACGCCCATGTCAGGGAAAGATGCGATACGTTCTGTGCGCTTGGTCATCTCGTTTCTCCTTCGTTGTTAGTGAATGAACTATAGCAGTTGCAAAACGAAATTGCTACTCCTTCCTGTACCTGTACCCTTCGAATCCGGCAGCAGCGAGGGGCAGATCGGGAGCCCACGTCGGGTTGGTCGCGAGCAGCGCAGACAGGTGCTGCGGATTGAATTCGGGCCTGTCAGGCGCGTAGCAGATATCCTCATCATGCACGGGCAGCTTGATTTCGTAACCGGCTTCGACAATGCGAAACGCGTTTGACTTGAACACATCGCGAGCCACGGCCTGCGTCATGTTCTCGACCAGCTTGCCGCCGTAAGTGGAAAGGCGTTGCCACTTTCGCGAGTACTGGTTCAGGCCCATGTAACTGATCTTGTCGCCGTCAACACGCGGCGCGGGATACGAGAGCGACCGGCCAGAAGGCAGGATGATACGAAGCCAGTTGCCCTTGCGAATCATCGTTACCTTGCGGCACTTCACCTCTACGCCTTCGTTCTCAATGGCCGCGATGGCCGAGTCCCTGACATCCTTCCACGAACTGGCGATACGGCTATTCGCACGGCGCCACATGCGTTTGATTGCATCGCACATGATGAAAGTTTCCGACTTGAGGCCAAACGTGGGCTTCTTGAACATCTGGCACCATTCGTAAAAACCCTCCGCTTCGTACATCACGTCGCCTGGAACTTCGGCCTGCATCTCGTCAAGGTCGATACCGTAAGTCGCGGCTCCCGTGATGAATGCACCAACGCCGCCTTCAAAGCCCAGGAACAGTTCGATAACCTTACCTATCTGGCGCTGCATTTTCGTGACTTCAGACGGCGGTATGCGGAACGTGCTCCCGTAGCCGAGCTTGTAAAGGTCTTCGCCGTTACCGGCATCAAAGTCACGAAACGCCTGTAGCTTCCACTCTTCGCCGGCCAGCCATGCGAGTACGCGCCCTTCGATGTTCGACAGGTCAGCGACTACCAGTTTCTTGCCCGGTGGCGCGATGATCACGCCGCGCATCGCGTTCGCGCACAGGTCCATCACGTTATCCGTGACAAGATCCGCACAACCCGCCTTGATCGACTCAATGCCCGTCTCGATCACGTCAGCGGGCAGCGTGGGACGCATCAAATTTTGAGGTTGAAACAACCGGCCGGCATCTCGCCCAGTTCGCCCAGCCCCTGAGAACTGTATAACGCCACGCAAGTACCCGTCGCTTGACGTGGACCGGATCACCCGCTTGTACTTGCTTACCGAAGACGTGGACGCCATCAACCTTATAGAAAGAAGCTCGCGCACCCCATCTGGCAAAGAAGGGTCCAGTAAGCGTCGTTCCAGGGTGTCGGCTCGCATGTCAGGGAGAGATACGCCGTGCTCTGTAAGGATGTGCTCAAGGAGCTTATCGCGCTGCGTCGCGGATGTAACCGCTCCATCCGTTGCTTCGCTAACATCGTTTGCAAGGCCGGCTTGCGCAACGTCGACTGCTTCGATGGCCTTCGCAGATAGTTCAAGATCGACATAGACACCTTCGTTGTTGACGCGCTGGTCCAACTGCCATTCGCGGAGATGCCAATCCAGATTGGGGTAGTTCCACTTCGGCATTTTCTTGTGGAGCTCGCGCATTGAGCGGATATCCGACTTGGCGTACTCGATGAACTCCGCCCACTCTGCCGGATGCGTCTCGCGAGTCTTGCGCCGTAACTTCTGGTTCGCAGGTTGCGGCATGCAGAACATGCGGATGAGCTGGCGCCCGCGCTTGTCCTTTGCCTTGTCCGCATCCAGCCTGAAGATATCGCAAAGCGTGGCTAGCGAACCGGGCAGACCGTGACACAAGGCCTGGATCATAGTATCTCTTTGCTTTTTCTCGACAAAGAGTTTCCGAAGCGACGGTCGCGCGTGCTTCATCACGACTAGGTCGAAACCGCCCCAGTTGTGACCCCAATGTTCCTCCGCGTCAGCGATTGCGTCTTCGAGCTCGGACGGCATGCATGTGTGAAGCGTGGCATCCCAGCAGGATACTGCGCCGTCATCCACGGCCCATGGAAAAAGCAGGATCTCTGCTTTTTCCGCGTAGCGATGTGCCCCGTCATTAATCGGGATTTCGCTGAACGTTTCCGTGTCGCCCCAGAGTTTCATAGTAGCTTCAATTGTTCGAAAGGCATATCAGGCCATTCATGCTTCTGACATCCACGTTGCGAGGGCCTCACGAAGCCGAGCTCGATAGTCCGGATTGCCGGGCTCGCACAGCAATTTCGCCGCTGCCTCGGCCAGAATGCGGTTCTTTGATTGCTCCTGCTTCAGTCTTTCTTCGGCGACAGACACGAAGCACAAAGGCTCTCCAGGCCCAGACCTTGTGCTCGCGCGTCGGTAGCGCCGATGTCCCAACCCGGTGTAATACAACCTGGCCACGGTTGGTAGTTTATCCCCCATGTGAACCTCCCAAGATTGCTCAAATTCCACCAGTTAATCCGGAGAGCTATAATAGTTGAAGACGTGGCGCGCACGGCACGATTCCCTACTGCACCGTACGTGCCACTTCTTCATACTACGCCAGATCGTCTTCCGCTTCGATAGCATCAAACCCGTCATCAGAGACGCGAGACGCGCCGCCGAAGCTGTCGCCTGGGCCGGCAAACTGCACACCGAGCAGTCCGCAGCGCACGCCCCGGTGCGTTCCTACCTGCGCCCACAGCTCCACCTTGGCGTTGACGTAGCAGCCGGCGTAGATGATGCCTTCCTTGCCGGTGAGGCGTTGCGCCTTGCCCGTGGCCGGGTCCATGATGTTGTGCAGGAACAGCGGCGCACCGTCTTTCTGCTTGCGCACCGCAGACAGAGCCCACATGTTTTCAAAGCCTTCGTACACCTCGCCGGCTTTGTCTTTCTTGTTCTTCTGGTAAGAGAATGCTTTCTTGTCGCCCCGAAGGTCTTCAAGCATGCTATCTGCATTCTTACCCCACGCGGCGAGCGCCTCCTTACCGATCGCTTCTTTTACAGCCTTGTCGTTTGCGCTGTCGGGCGACAGAATGAACGTGGCCGTGTGGCGGAAGTCGCCCTTGCCTTCATACTGGCCCGGTTCGAAAAGGTCATCAATGAACGCGATGCGGACGTGCCTCAACTGAACGATGGTACCCATAATATTTCCTTAACAGAGATCGTCTTCGACGGTCTCAAATCCGTCTTCGACTGGTTTGATTTCAATGGCCGGACGCTTGTCCGATTCGTGAACCACGTGCGGTTTGCCGTCAGGCTGAACAATAAGCTGCTCGATCTGTTTCAAACGCCGTGGCTGATCCTTCAGCGCTTCAAGAATCGGCTTAGGCCCGAGCAGCTTGAAGCTGTACATCTGGTCAACCTTCATCTTGAACTTCTTCATGAGGTTTTCTGCTTCCTCATCCGAAGACCAGGCCCGGTTACCGCGCTTGCCCGCTACGACCTTTACACCTGGCACGGCGCGGCCTGCGAACACCTCCAGTTCAATGCGAGCCCGGACCGCCTTGATCCAATCCTCGA